TTAGAAAGTCGGCTTGCTCCTTTGTCCAATCGTCCATCGATTAGCTCCATTCCGTTAGGGTACTGATTGCAATGTCGCAAGTCAGTAAATCTCCAGAAGCGATTGACAGGACGCTAGGCGCGCTGACGCTTCCTACGTTAAATACAATGCTTGATGCCTCTAGTAAAGCAAAAATTCTAATTACATCGGCTTCAATGCCAGCAAGGTTACCTTCATTATCGAGAAGAGGCACAATGATGCTCAAGCGAAAGTTAGCTAGAGGCGCTATTGCTGTGTAGTCGTTATTGCTAGGGACAATGTAAGGATCAGCAGGAGTGACAAGAACGCTGTTAGCAATAGGGGTAGCAGGAGGATATGAGAATACCGACCACTTTGTGTTATCAGTAAGAGCTGCTGCGATTGAGGCGCGTAGTGTGGTTATGGCTGGCATGTCAGCCTATTAAACTTCGTGGGTCAAGATAAGGACTCAATAAACCTCTGACGCGAGCAATAAGTTGTGAGGACATTGCGTACATGTTGCCGATTGAACCATCGGGCATCATGCCATTGCCTGAGTTGGTTTGGCGAGAAGTCCAGATTGAGATGCTGATCATGAGGCTGGCTTCTTGAATTGCTGGAATTGTCGTGTAATCGATGTAGGTTTCAGCTGCTGCTGTACCAAAAGGCACAACTGTGTGGCGAGGATTATCGCTTGTATGGGTTGTGGTAATGCTGAACTCTTTAATACCGACTGTGGTGATTGTCTTAGTACCGTTGTATTTAGTACCTGTATTGGTAATCGTTACCGATTGACCAACATAGAAAACTTCACGAATATCTTCATTAAAGTAGAGAGTGCCAACTGTGCCTACATTGCCATGAGCGACAATAGGCTGTTCGTTCTTCCATAGAAAAGGCAACAAGACATTGTCAGCAGCATCGCAGACTGATTGCAAGACTGCATCGGTGTAGAGAGTGCCTACGCCGAGAGCTGTGCGGAGTTCTGCAACTGTTGTTGTGCTCATTGTTATCCTTTCTAAAGACTTAGAGGGACTGCAAGGGCTCTGGCAGCCCCCTCAAGCGACTTAGGGTATTACTTATGAATTAAGTCTTGTTTACGCCAAACGCTCCCGCACCAATTTTGGTTGCGATTGCGCCATAGCCATACATTGCTACAAGGATTTCTCCTGAAGCAATTACATCAGCACGAAGCTGATAAGTAGGTGACTCGTACCATGTGTAGGCAGTTGGATTGATGATAAGGATTGAATCATCCTTATCCTCGTTGTTTGCTGATGGGACGTTAGCAGAGACATAGAGATCAAGACCAGCCACGTTGCCGCGGATGCTGTCTGGACGTACTACACCGCCAGCGTTTGATGGCTGTGATGCCATGTAGATTGGGCGACCTGACTCGTTAAGTGTCATGAGGTTTGCCCATTGTGAAGTGTTCATCAAGATGTTGCGAGCAAAGCCCTGTGTGTTTGTGTAAACAGATGCTGCGCCGCGTGATACAACACCAAGCAACTCTGATGCTGTTGGGTATGTTGTAATTGTTGTTGCGTCTGCTGATGCGCCAGATGCAATTGCTGTGTAAACAGCTAGGTCTGTAGCCTTTGCATACTGTGCTGCCATGTTGTTCATCAATTCTGTGATGAATAGTGGTGAAGAACGGTCAAAGAGTTCAACTGAGAACTGCTGTTGTCCAGCATACTTCTTAACTGATACTGTGACGAATGAAGAAGCCTGATCTGTGTTAGATGGTGTGCCAGCTTCTGCTGTCTCTGCAACTGTTGGAAGTGTTGTAATCTTAGGAATCTCGAAAGACATTCCTGCATCAGGCAATACGCCAGTAGAGATTGCATCGATTGCTGAACGTGTGTTGTTAGCAAGTCCGTTGATTACTGTTGTGAGCTGGCGTGTTGGGATAAGGCCAGCGTTGTCTGTTGTATCAGCTGCTGCGCGTACATATTCGCGTGCTTCATCTGATCCGAGTGATGCTCTGATTGTCATTTCCAATTGCTTTGGAGCTGAGAAATCAAGGCGTGGCTTTGTGTAAGCCATTGCTGTGACAGTAGGACGAGCAGCTTCCACAGCCGCAGCTTCTACTGGTGTTGCTTCAACTGTTGTGTCTTCCACGACTGTCTCGCTTTCTGTTTTGGTTTCTTCGACAGGGAGAATTTCCTCTGCCGCGATCTCTAATACCTGAGCAGACTTAAATGCTGGCTCTGTGACTAGAGAAACTTCTTTTAACTTGGCAGCCGATACGACTGTGTGACCATCGCGTGATGGCTTAGAGGAAATGATTTCTGCTCCGATTGAGAGGCCCGAGACCAACCCTTCCTGAGCCATGAGGAGTGCATCGCTGCCGCCTGTGCTACGGGATAACTTGAATGTCGCGTAGATGCCGTCTGTGCGAGTTTCAGCAGCAATCATGCGGCCAATAGGCTTCTTCATGTCGTGCTGTGATAGCAGTTTGATTTTGCTAACATCGCCAATCTCAATTGAGCCAGCCTCAAAGGTGTAAGCGCCGAGGTTAGTGTTACCAACTTCGCCTGTACCAATTGGCACGATTTTGCCAGAGATTTCTCTGCGATCCTCGTTGCACTCAATAGATGCAGCTTCGATGTATAGGGTTTCCATTAGATTCCGTTCTCGCTTCCGTTAGGAGATAAATCTTCCATTTCCATTGCCTGTTCAGTTGTAATGAGACCAAGGCTAAGCATCTTCTCAAGAACGAGAAGTCTGTCCATTGGCTCTGTGCGTAAGAATGTGTCGTCTAGGCTAAATTTTACATAATGGCCATCGGTTGAGACGTCATTCATACTGAGGCGCGACTCCACGCAAGAAACGTAACTTTGTAAGGTTAGAGCCACAAGCTGTTTTCTTTCTTCAACCACGTTACTGTAAGTCATGCTTGTATTCATTGAAGCACTTACATAATAAGGATCAACAGAGCAGAGACGTGCGCACTCTGTAGCGTTTGTCTGAATTGCGTCCTGATAAGCCATGTCCTTAGGGCTAAATCCAATTGCTTGGTAATCAATAGTAGAAGTCAGATAGGCTGTGCCGTTATTCTGACGAGCGCGCTTCCAAGCTGAGAGAAGTCCAGAGACTTCTGTGGGTGGAAGGTCTGCGCCTGTATTTTTTAAGAAGCCAGTTGCAGATGGTGTAGCAAGTGCAACACTAGCTGCTTTCTGTGCATCGAGAGCAGCCTTAATTGTTAGCGCACCAATGCCTAGGATGCCTTCATCTTTTTGGAATGTAATAAGAGAACCGAGACCAGCCATAGGGACAGGCTTACCATCAACGCTGTATTGCGTTACGAATTGGGTTGTAGGATCAGTTAGGAAACTTACGCGAGTGTTTGCAATCCAGTTAGCGCGAGCCATGCGACCATCTTCAGCATAGACTTCAGTAATCTGCCAGAACGCCTGACCATACATAAGCAGACTGTCCAGCGTAAAATACATAGTCAAGAAACGAGGCTGGTGAATAGAAGGTTGCTCAACCCATCGAGGAGCAGTAATCATTTCGCCTGTGGACTTCTTGTAATACTCCAGAGGGATGCTGGAAATTGTGCCAGAGATTAAATCGCGGCAACGTTTGATTGCAGGGACGCCTAAAGCCATCTCGCGTGAAACGATTGCTGGAAAATAATTGTTGAAGGTATAGAAACCATCATTCATTATCTGTGGCGCTTCTTGCGCCTTCATTACTTCTGGCTTACGTGAAAAGAGACCCATAGGTCGCAATTATACACTACATGTAGGTCATTCCGAGTAGATTGCCGCTACCTGTTGTGGTTTGGTTAATTGGTGGACAACCATGGCCGTAGAGATTGCACCCGATACATCTCCAGCACTCTTACGTTTAACAATGCGCCACGAAGAGTCATTAGTCTTAGCTGCGCAGTTATTCATTTGCTGTACCCAATTCTCTTGGCCTGAGTGAACGAGTCTGTGATTGACCAAAGCATCCAAGAGATCGCCGCAAGCCTGATAGAAGGCAGCACCAGATATATCCATCGTCATCTGTCCAGCGTTGGTCAGGCGGTCAGCGATTGACTGTGCCGTGTATTTGTCGAAGCAAATTTGTCGAGGACGATACTGGTCAGCCCAGCCTTTAATGTCAGCTGCAATTCTTAAATCATCAACGCTTATCTGACTTTCCCACGTCTGGAGAATCCCAACGCCAATTCTGCCGTCAGGCAATATCTGACCAGCAACGAGGCTTGCATTGCGGCGAGAAGGAGACACATCGAAAGCAAAGACTGTATAACCGCCGACAGGAATCGTGAGCGAGGCATCGGACGTGTCCTCAAGGACTCCGTGAGGCCAAGGAGAGCTGAGAGAATCAATCCATTGACATAGCAACTCAGTTCTAGTGTTTTCAATAGGGCTTGTAGCAACGGCTTCTTCAAGGGCTTCCTCCGTGATCGTGTAGCCGAGTGCTGGGTTTGCTTGAGCCCAACCTGCTCGGTCAGTTATCTTGCAATATTGGGGAGCTGAGTATTCGTAAAATCCAAAACTCTTAGGAGGATTTTCCAACGCAAGCGAGCGAAGGGAATTCAATACTTGGGAGAAAGCGTCTCCTGCATTGCTGCACAGAAGCGTCTGAGAATTTGGGTGCGCTCTAGTCGTTGGTGTAGCTGCTCGGTATCCTTCTTCGCTGATTTCTCTGACTTCATCGATGAACAGGAGGCCTTGAGGACACGTCCGATGCCTCGCTCACGATTCCTATCGGCGGTTATACAGTCTTTGCTTTCGATGTGTCTCCTTCTCGCCGCAATGCAAGCCTCGTTGCTGGTCAGATATTGCCTGACGGCAGAATCGGTGTTGGGATTCTCCAGACGTGGGAAAGCCAGATAAGTGTGGACGATCTCAGGATTGCGGCTGAAATCAAAGGCTGGGCTGACCAGTATCGCCCTCGACAAATTTGCTTCGACAAATACACGGCACAGTCAATCGCTGACCGCCTGACCAACGCTGGCCAAATGACAATGGATATATCTGGTGCTGCCTTCTATCAGGCTTGCGGTGATCTGTTAGATGCCTTGGTTAATCACAGACTAGTTCACTCAGGGCAGGAAAACTGGGTGCAGCAGATGAATAACTGCGCAGCTAAGACTAATGACTCATCGTGGCGCATTGTTAAACGTAAGAGTGCTGGAGATGTATCTGGTGCAATCTCTACGGCCATGGTTGTGCATCAATTAACGAAACCACAACAGGTAGCGGCAATCTACTCGGAATGACCTACATGTAGTGTATAATTGCGACCTATGGGTCTCTTTTCGCGTAAGCCACAAATCGTTGAAGCGCAATATGCTCCGCAAGTTTTAGGTGAGTATTCTCCCTATGCAATGCCCTTTCAGTTTGCCTACGTTGGTCGCACAGAAGCACTTGGCGTTCCTGCCCTTGCTCGTTGCAGAAACCTTCTTGCTGGCACAATCGGAACAATCCCTCTTGAGCTTTACAAGAAATCAACAGGCGAAGAATTAGGCAAGCCACTCTGGATTGACCAGCCTTCTTATTCACAGCCACGATCTGTAACTATTGCTTACACAGTTGATTCACTTCTATTCTACGGTCAGGCTTTCTGGCAAGTTGTTGAGACCTATCAGGAAGATGGTCGCCCATCTCGCTTTGAGTGGATTGCTAACAGTCGAGTAACAGCCACACTTGATAGGGACAACGTATTCGTAAAGTCTTACGCAGTCGATGGCACAACACTTCCAATGGACGGCCTTGGCTCATTGATTACATTCCAATCACTTAACGATGGAATCCTCAACACAGGCGTATCAACTATTCGTGCGGCTCTTGATATTCAGAAAGCTTCTGTAGTAGCAGCCTCCACGCCGATGCCCACTATGGTGTTAAAAAATTCTGGAGCTGACCTGCCACCAAGCGAAGTTTCTGGACTTCTTGCTTCTTGGAAAAATGCTCGCAAGAACGGATCAACTGCTTATCTTACTTCTACTTTAGACGCGCAAACTATTGGCTTCTCTCCTAAGGACATGATGTATAACGAGGCTATCCAGAATCTTGCAACTGAAATTGCTCGCCTCTGCAACGTCCCTCCATATTATGTTTCAGCAGACCAGAACACCACAATGACTTATGCCAACGTCCAAGACGAGCGCAAGCAGTTCCTCACGCTATCTTTGCAACCTTTCGTCTCTGCCATCGAGGATCGTCTATCCATGGACGACATTACAGCCCGTGGCAATATTGTCAAGTTTGATATTGACAAAAATTATCTCCGCACAGACCCACTTGTAGAGTTACAAATTATCCGCGAACTGCTTGACCTACAGCTCATAACTCAAGAGCAAGCAATGGAAATGACCGACCTAACACCTAACGGAAGCCAAGGTATGCAATGAATCAAGTAATCACCTTCTCAGCTGAACTTACAGCAGATTCAGCGAGCCGCACAATCTCAGGCAAGATTGTCCCTCTCAATGTCGAAGCAGGATCAACAAACATGGGCAAGGTTATCTTCGCCTCTGGTTCAATTGAGATTCCAGACCCTAAATCAATCAAACTTCTCAGCCAGCATGATGCCAAGAAGCCTTTAGGCCGCGGCGTTTCATTTAGCGAGTCAGAGAACTCTATTGACGCTGTATTTTCTGTAAGTCGTTCAGCCCGTGGCACAGAAGCTCTAATCCTCGCAGAAGAAGGATTGCAATCAGGCTTGAGCATCGGGGCAGAAGTAATTAAGTCTAAGATCAAGGACGGCGTGACCTATGTGTCAGCTGCGCGATTGGTCGAAGTAAGTTTAGTAACAGAGCCAGCATTTAAGTCTGCTCAGGTTACTGATATTGCAGCGGAAGAATCTGCTGTAGAAGAACCCAACCAACCAACAGAAAGCGAGACAGCCCCCGTGGAAGAATTAACCACTCCAGCAGTCGAAGCAACACCTACAGTTGAGGCTGCCGCAGTTGAAGCTGCTCGCCCTGCTGTAACAG